AGCACTGGCTTTAGCCCTTAATATGAAAGTGCCTAGTCTGTATATATCTGCAGATACCAACGCACATACAATGGCTATGCGTCTTGCATCAATGATTAGTGGTAAGAATCAAACTGATGTTGAGAAGTTAATGGATACAGATACTGGTTGGACTAAAGCAGTCCTCGCTAAGGGTAGTCACATTGTGTGGTCGTTTGAATCTTCACCTACCTTGCAAGATATAGATGAAGAAGTTCAAGCCTTTGAAGAACTATGGGGTTGTCCACCTGTAGCAATCTTTGTAGATAACTTAATGGACATAGCCACCGATGGTGGCGAAGAGTTCGCATCTATGCGTGCCATTATGAAGGAGTTGAAATACCTTGCTCGTGCTACTAATGCTGCAATCATTATTCTGCATCATACTTCTGAGGCAGTCCTTGGCAATCCTTGCCAACCTCGTTCTGCCCTCCAAGGTAAGGTGGCACAACTTCCTGCTCTCATCTGCACTCTTGGTGTCGTTGGTACTTCAATGGCTGTTGCTCCTGTGAAGAATAGATATGGTCGTGCCGATGCCAACGCTAACCTAACTTGTTGGCTATCATTTAACCCTGAGTTTATGTTTATGTCAGACATACCAGAGAACGGTGGATGAAGTGATTAGAGAAGAAGAAGATGACACATTACAAGAAGCCCGTCAACTTATTGTGCTTGAACTTAAGATGGAGATTGAAAAATATATTAAGCGCATTCAAGAGTCTAAGATTCCTGTTACTGATGATTGGACTGACGGTGTTAATAATGGTCTTGAGTGGGCTGTTCGTATTCTAAAGAAGGATAAGAGTGCATCATAAGTGGCTAACCCTAACGGACGTAAAGGTTCTCAGTTTGAAACTGATGTAATGAAATGGCTCCGCAAGATGGGGGCTATGGCTGAGCGTCTAACTAAGGCTGGTGCAAAAGACGAAGGCGATATGGTTGTTGTCATCGCTGGCAAGACTTATATCCTTGAACTAAAGAATAGAAGCACACTATCTTTACCAGAGTTCTGGCGTGAAGCAGAAGTTGAGGCTGTTAATTACGCCAGTGCTCGTGGTATTAAAGAAGTTCCATTGCATTATGTTATTGTTAAAAGAAGAAACGCAGGGATTGAAAAGGCTTGGGTCATTCAGGATTTAAGTCAGTGGTTAAAGGAGAAGGATGGTGCACAAGATTGACAATGACCTACCAAGTATCAGAGAAGTTCTTCTCCACTACGGAGCAAACCTACGACAAGACCACGGGCAAGTTAATCTCAAGTGCCCTTTCCATTCCGACACACACCAGTCAGGAAGTGCGAATCTCAACGATAACATATTCATCTGCTTCGCCTGTGGAGTGCAAGGTAACAGTTTACAAATTATCTCACAGCGTGAAGGGGTAAACATTCGTGAAGCAAAACGCATCGCAGAAGGATTTACTGGACAAAGCAACAACCAAGTACGCGGGAAACATTTATCAGGCGGAAGATTACCTAAGAAGCAGGGGCATTCCTCTGGAGATAGCACGTCTGGTGTCATTAGGCGTAGTCGCGGAGCCTGAAGTTGGTCACGAGGCGTTCACTGGTAGGCTTTCTATTCCATACATTACCAAGACAGGTGTCGTTGACTTGCGATTCCGTTCTCTTAACCCTGCAGTTGAGCCTAAGTATATGGGTATGACTGGTGCTGAAACAAAGATGTACAACGTACTAGATGTGGAGCGTGCTGGTGATTACATTGGAGTATGTGAAGGAGAGATTGACACACTTACTATCTCTCGCTGTGTTGGAATTCCCTGCGTTGGAGTTCCTGGTGCCAATAGTTGGAAGAAGCACTACACACGATTGCTTGCAGACTTTGAAAGAGTGTTCGTCTTTGCTGATGGCGACCAGCCAGGTACCGAATTCGCCAGGAGTCTTGCTAGAGAACTGCCAGTTACTATCATTCAATTACCAGACGGACAAGATGTTAATTCAATGTACGTGCAAGAAGGTGCTTCCTATTTCCATAACAAGATGGACCTAAACTAATGGATGAGGAGCACGAAGAAATCATTAACCATTGCCACGAATGTGGTGAGGACTTTGATGACTCCTTCCAATTGATAGACCATACGCTAGAAGATGAAGAAGACTTTGACCCTTATCTGATACTACCTAATGGGTATAAGTTGATGCTTGGTTCTTTGCTGAGGTTCCTCTTTAACCACGCCGACAGCCCAGAACAAATCAGACATATAACTCAATCTACTTATGTTACACTATTCGCATCTGAGAATGGTTATGATTTGGTAGATGAACTCATTGAAGATATGGTAGTTAAGTCTGCGCTACAAAGATTTGATGAGGAACTAAACATACTATTATCGGAGAATAAAGATGACGAACAGGATGGTGCGTGAGGAGATATGGCAGATTACAGAGCACTTGGTCAACCAAGGATACAAGATAACACAGATGGTGACGACGGAATCCAATCTCATCCTAACGGTCTCAGTCCCGCTATTAAGTTTGAGTCAGACGTTAGAGAAATAATGCGTGAACTTGGAGATTTACTTATCTCTAAGCATAGAGACTACGGTCCAAAGAATATTTCCCAATCCCCAGGTGGTCCACTTAATGGACTGCGTGTACGTATGCACGACAAGACAGCCCGTATCAACAATCTAGTTGATAAGGAACTAACTGCTGAGCACGAACCACTGGAAGATTCATTCAAAGATTTAGCGAACTACGGTGTGATTGCCCTGCTTGTACTGAGAGGTAAATGGGATACGGCGTGAAAGAAACAGAGTTGTTCTTATGGCTTAAGACAGAGATGCCTGACCTTGAACACTCCCCTAACGAGTTTGATGGCTTTGATTGTGCAACACAACAGCACGGAATGTTTATTGAATTGAAGTCTCGTAACACCCATTACGATACTCTTCTACTTGAAAGGAAGAAGTATGATTTTCTTACAGCAACTGCTTCTGCTTTGGGACTCCGTCCTTATTACATTAATTCAACTCCTGATGGCGTGTGGCGTTTTGCCCTAGATGAATTGACCAACCTTGTATGGGAAGAGAAGTGGCTACCAGTTACTACTGAGTTCCTTAACAAGTCTAAGATAATGAAAGAGGTTACGTTTCTTCATACCAATACAGGGGTGAAGATAAAGTGATTGAATGGGAACGCATTGAGCGTTGGCAATACATAGTTGATTCAGTATCTACTGAGTACCATACTAAGTTTAACATTGACACCGCTGACATCCGTCAAGTTCTGTATCAGTGGTTCGTTGAGCATCCCAATAAACTAGATACTTGGGAAGCAATTGGTGAGAAGGATGCAAAGAATTTAATCTATCGTTCTCTTCGCAATCAAGCATTAGATTACTGCCAACACTGGAAGGCTAAGAGTGGTGGCTATGAAACATCTGACTTGTTTTTCTATGAATCAGATATGGTTGAGGCTCTGTTGCCCTCTGTCTTAAGAGGTGAAATAAATCTAGGTCAGAAGTTAGACCTTGCTGGTGGTGGCAGACCAACTGCTCCATCAGAAGGTGGAAACCTTATGGCTATGATGATAGAGATTGACGCTGGCTATTGGAAACTACATAAGGATGATAGGAAGTTATTATTCCTACGCTATGCAGAGTCTATGGACTTCGGTGCAATTGCAGAGGAAATGAAACTTGGGTCTGAAGACACAGCGCGTATGCGTCACAAGCGTGCTATCCGTAAACTCATTAACAAGATAGGTGGATTCAAACCTTATCGTGATGATGATTTAGAACAAGCAGAATATAATCAGCAAGGCGAAGCCCAACCTGCCGAATGATACAACCTTTGATGCTACATTACTCAGCATCAGGTAAGTCCATCTCGGCTGGGTCTACCCATAAATCTTCAGGGTAATCATTGTCTAAAGATATTCTGTATAGTTCTTCAATCTCTTTGCCACTTGCTATGAAGTGAAGTGGACTCTCGTCCCTTGTGTGGCACGCACTGCACCCACCATTACCGCATTCGCACATCTTATCCTCCTGTCGAATAGAAGCCAGTGCCCTTGAATTGTACACCGACTGTGTTATAGATACGACTTGACTTGTTACCGCAGACACACTCAACCTCATCATCCCTGTCTTCTACGTTACGACTTAAGACAACCTTAGCCATACATTTATTACATCTGTACTCATAGGTAGGCATTACTCATCCTTCCAATCTATCTCCGTAGGTGCAGTCGCTATCGCCCCGCACTCCTTGCACTCTTGTTGTAGGTCATACCAGCCCACAGTTCTATCAT